GCGGTTTTCCTCCCCCCGACATACCAATACGAGGAGTTGAGACTCGAGAAGGTTGGAAACGAGGTCTAGGAGCGGAAACTACTCTTTCTGTTTCGTCTTCTCCTATTGCTTCTTTTGCTAAAATGCTACCGATAGTTCCTGCGCTTTCGCCTAATTGTTTAGCAACTAAAGGATTTTCTTCTAAATACTTTTTAAATTTATCTAATCGTGTTTCATCTGTATTAGCAATAGGAGAATTGATAGCTTGGTCTATTTGTGTGGGATCTGCTTCCATAAGACTACGAGGAGTAGTCGGAACCGTAGACTCTGGTATAGAAATCCCCGAAGGTATTGAAGTTTCTGCGGCAGCTTCTGTTGCTTCTGCGGCAGCTTCTGCAGCAGTTTCTGCTCCCGCTGTAAAAAAGTCTTTTGCGTTTTTCCCTAGTTCAGCTAACAGTTCTGCAAGACCACCTAAAAACGCCTCTTTTGATTCTTGTTGTAAAGGCGCGTCTACTTTTTTACGGTACTGGTCATTTATCGCTTCTACTAGTTGGCTTCCCCCAAGATTACCGATACCTGTATTAGCACCGTATGTAGCGTATTTATTAAGAATATCCGTAGTAATATCAGACGGAAGACCAATCTCTTGGTTTTGTTCTACCATCTTACGAGCATTAGATTCAGGGTTCGCCATAGCACGAACTAAAGAAGTAGTTTGTTCGTCGTCGAATATCCTGGTCATGAACTTTTCTTCTTGGCAGGTTTCTTTTTAGCTGTAGATTTTTTAGCTTTACCGCCCTTCATAATATCTTTATCAACAGTAGCTGCTTTACCACCAGTAAGAACAGAATTTACCCGAGCCATTGCCCACTGATGTTGTGAAGCTCCTGGGCGATGTCCTGTTTTATACGCAGCTAGACCTCGTTTATAAACACGGGCTAGTTGCCCAGCAGTAACTTTTTTACCTTTTTTACGAGCAGCTTCAGCTTTGTTAGACAAAGCCTTTTTAGTTTTTGCTGAAAGACTCATGATTTTGTACCAAACCTCTCTCTAAAGCGCCGTGTATATTTAGACTCTATAGTCTTCCTACGCTTACCTTTTTTCTTATCTGTAGAAAATTTGTAAGCAGAAGGGTCACTTAGAGACTTCTTCTTGTTTCTAGCTATTTCTTTCTTACGTTTTGCTTTTTCTTTCGAAGAAAGACCAGCTAAATACTTTGCAGGAACTTTAGGTTGTTTCTTAGTCTTTTTCATGACTATAACGACACCACTACGTTACCATTGGTAGCAACACTAACCGTCCCGATACTCCCTGTTGCGCTAACACCAGAGGTGCTTGGCGTTGAGATATTCTGCCAAGAATTACCTAAATATACTTGAAGAACGTTCTCTGTAGTATTCCAAATAACATCGCCTTTTTCAAAACTTAACGTATCACGTTCCGCTGATGTGTACTGTGGAGTGCGGTCAGGGTCAAAATTACCAACGTTTAGTTCTAATAGACGCATAGCTCTATTAAACGTGGGTGCCTCTACTGTAGAGGTAACTGCTTGAGGTAATCTTCCTGCTAATATCTTTCCCATCAACGCCTACCGTTAGGCTGAATATCTAGCCTTGTTGCGCCAATCCTAAAACCAACACCTAATCTATCTACAGTTTCTGCATCATCATCAGATTCGAAACGCACTGCTGCTTGTCGGCCCCTAGCTCTTGTATCTACTTTGGTTGTTGTAGCAGTAAACGAACTTGTTTGATCGGTAGTTAAAGAATCTCCTGGAAAATTACGAGCTTTTAAAACCAAATTAATTTTTTGTGTTCCAGAAGAATTACCTGTGAATTTAACATCTGGAATAAAACGCCTAACGAACTGAAACTGTTCTCCGTCTCCGATATCGAAATCAGCGCTTTCAATAAAAACATTATCCATAGGAGAACCGTCGTTATCGAACCCTGTTTCGTGTGAATACAGATAAGCAGTACCATTGTCTTTTCCTGCTGCTCTTGGAAAAGCTACCAAACCCTCATCTAACCAAGCTGTTCTGGAAAGTTCTCCAATCGCCCATGTATTTTCAACGTAGTTATAAGTTACATACCTATCTATAACGGTGTTTTCACCTGAGCAGTAAAACCAACCTACTTCATCGAACTGTTTATTAACGAACCCAAATACTTGGAACGCTTGCCCTTCGTTAAGGTTATCAAAAACAAAAGCATGAACAGAACACGGAACAGGTTGGATAGCCCCGTTATAAACGTAAAAGCCTTTTTTATCCATCCAGAAAATACCATTAGGAGTATTTACTGCGGCGTTAGGCCCAATAAGACTGACGCCTTCGTTTAGTAAAACAAGTCCGAAAGTATTTGGTGGCCCAATAAACTGTAGACTATAAAGAGCAACGTCAGTCCAGATTAAAGTTTCTTGTCTCGCTCTAACTCCACCGATTATTTCTGAACCAGCAGAACAACGTAATGAACCAGCAGTATTAGTAGCGAGTGGTTCCCATTCGGTAGCGTTTTCTTGATCGGAAAAAGCAACTAACAACGGGTCGATGCTACCGCTTCGTGAGCCACCACTTATCGGGTCTGCTCCTAAAACAATAACGTGTCTATCAATATCAGAAACTAAAACTTGTAATCCTTTAGTTGGAGCTTTATTAGCTCCTGCTAAAGAAGATAAAGCAACGGCTCGAGTATTTAATCCGCTAGTTTTATCCCAGTAATAAATACTTCCTGCACGAGGATTAGAAATTAAATCTTCACCAAAATTATCCATTGACCATAGGCGTAACTGGTTAGCATCACCTAATGATGTTGTAGATCCCCATGTACCAGATCCCCATGTACCAACACCCCAACCTGTACCATCAACAAAAACATCTAACCCAGAATTAATTTGATAAGTTCCGACGACACTACTGCCCCCGTTACCAGTATCACCACTGTTTGCAGTAACTTCTGTTCCGCTAGTATCTTTAGCAACGATAGTAAATGTATTCGCAGTCGGTACAGATACAACTTGGTATTCTTGATTTAATACTGCTGCAGTCACGTTACCGCCTAAACTAGCTGCACCAGAAAAAGTAACGAAATCACCGTTTACCGCGCCGTGTCCGGTGTCTGTTACGGTAATCGTGCTAGAACCGTTAGTTGCAGCGAAGGTAACATCTCCCGCACTAGTTGTTTCGCGTATCGGTGTTATATCGTTATAGCTTGTACCTTCTTGTATATACAGTTTAAACCTCGTACCAAGACCAAGAAGTTTTGTACCATCGAGGTCTACCCAGCCGTGTAGTTTTCTACCTGTTCCTTCATAAGAAGTTTGTATATATTTTTGGAGCGGCATTACTGATGCTCTCCTGTGCGAATAATCTCAGTTACTTCGATAGCTCGGTTGCCAACTTGGGTAGCCCATCGACTGTCCATAAACTCGTCGGCTGCAATATCAAATTGTTCACGAGACATAGCTTCTAGTGCTTTAACAAAACCACGAAGTCGTGTAAGACCAAGATTAAAACAAATATCAATCATCGCATCTTGTCGGGCTTCATTAAGTGCACGGAACCAAAAATAAGTATCTTCAAGTTCTTCCCGTACACGTTTGATATCATTAGCTAAAAGATACTCAATCTCATCATCAGATAATCCAAGCCCACCGTTTTCGTCTATGTTGCGCCCAACGCCTACAGTGATCATATTTTCTGAACACTTGTATGCATGACTACGCACACCTTCGTGACGTTTTAACATTCCTATTAGTTCAATACCCATTATTTCTCCCGACTTACGCCTTGGACTTTTTCGTATGATCTCATAGCCCCGAGACCAAGCATCCCCATCATAACGGGTACTAACAGAGTAGTATCTATTTCTGGTACCTCTACCCATATACCGAGGATATTAGAAAGGATAGTGTTATAAAAAAGCCCCAGCGCACATACCCATCCGATACAAGGTCGCCAACCTGCAACAAACAAAGACTTGGAAGCAGCCTCAACTTTGTTGACCTCTAGCTGGCCTTTAGCAAGTTCTTGAGCATGACGCTCTGCAAGAGTGCTTAACTCGAAAGCGATACGATTCTTTTCGTCTTTGTCTTCAATGACCTTGTCGAGTAAGGCAGTAGCTGGGCCTATAAGTGAACTAAGTAAACTCATCGTCCTCGTGCCATATACGCTGTAGCGCCAAAGTATAGCCCTACAATACTAGCTTGACTCAAAAAGAGCATATCGCTTAGAGACGCCAGAGTGGACAAACGAGACTCAGGAATGAAGGGCAGAAGTGGTAATAGAGCGAAAACCACCATACTGCTAAGACTAACCCAAGCCATTCGGCGTTGACTATCTGCTTTCTCTTCACGCAGTTCGATTTCAACAAGCTCTTGATTTCTTTGTAATTCTTCATCGCTCACGACCCCATCTCCATCTAGGTCATACTGAGCATACCTTGATTTAGGCTCTAATTTCTTAGGACTCATTGTCACTCCGGTTTCTTCGGATCACGAAACAGAATCTTGGTGCCAGCATCTGATTGCGGTATTTCACGGATAGCACAATAGGTAGAAAAGAATCGGTTGTTGCTCAGAAGCTCGTTGATCTTGCCCACCGATTGAGCATTGAGCGCGTTGCTGTACTCAAGACATGACGTAAGTTCTTGAAAGTAAAACTCTTGGCCCGTGGGTTGACCACGTTCAAGAACGATCAGTACAAAAACCATCAGCGTCATGCTTTAAGATCCACGATATCTTGTCGAAAGACTTTTGGAATTGAGGTCTGCACCTCGCCATTGCGAAACTCGTACACAAACTCAAAGTAGCGACTTACCGCTTCCTTTTGAACTAGCGACACTCGCGAGAAGGTATCTACTCTGTAGGCGTCATGGATCTCTTTGGGCCTATAAAGCGGGGCATTCACACTGTTTGGGAAGGGGGGTATCTCCATCACAACCTACGCTTTTTCTCAACTGCCTGAGTTCTGACAGCCTTGGGTCTGAGTAGTTCCCAACTGAGTAGTTCTACATCAAGCTGATGTGCGGTGCCTAAAACGCGAGACATTGTATTCTGAACGTAAACTTGCGCCCCATACCCGCACTGGCGGTAGTTGTACCGCATCCACTCTTTTGCGATGCAGTGGCGATACTGTGGAGGATTGACTAATTCCAACATGCGCCATTCCCTAAGATCACAAAACAGGTTGGGGTTGGCAGGATCGTATTTTAGTTCTGGTTCTTCAGCATTATTTCTATCAGTTGTTGGAGCTTCGCGTCGGACGCTTTCGCTGTCTCGGCTTGCTCCGCTAAACTGTCCACGATAGCCTCTATTTTGCTCGCATTTACTGCTGCTAACTTTCCCGTTGCTTGTTGTTCCTCGACCACATCAACAACTGCGGCCTCAATGCGTTCAACCTCTTCCTGAGTAGCCTGTGCTTGGGCTTGCGATGCACCCCACACCATCGCACCTGACAACGCAGCAGCGCCAATAGGCAATGCCCATGTCGGTATTTTGATTGTTCCGTCACTCATATCAACCTCCTAAAAATTGTGGCACCAAGATGCTCACTACAATCA